CTGATCGCCGTGATGTTCGGCCCGGATCCGGCCCTTGCCCCGATAGCGCTCCGGATCTACAACGAGCGCCACGCCGGCGACCCGCCGCCGCCCTCTCGCCGCACGGTTCCCAAGCCAGGCATGAGTCGGCGCATGAGACCGGATCCCCGCTGTAGCCGCCCGCCGTTCTGCGCCCGAATTCTCTTTGATCTCTCTGCCAACGGCCCCGTGCTGTGCGGCTTGCCGGTCGGCCACGACGGCCCCCACGGGGGTCCGCACTGGACCGGCAGCCAAGGTATCGACCCCGACCCAACTCCCTCCGGACTACTGGCCAGGCTGCGCCGGCTGCTGCGCGCCAGGCGCTATTCCTGAACCTGGCGGATTAGCCGCCGCCTGCGCCGCCGCCGCGTCCTGTGCGTTCTGCGCCAGCGTAGCCTCGTGATCCCGATCCGCCTGCGCATTCTGCATATCGATCGAATGCTGAATGGCGCCCACCTGCTGCTCTAACTTCGCGATCGAGGCCTTCAGCCCCGCCTGCAGCTCCGCAATCCGGACCTGCGCCTGAATCTCCTGCCGCTTCGTTTCCTCCTGCATCGTCGCGATCGCCTGTTTCGACTGGATCTCCGGCAGCTTCGCATCCAACTGCTTTTGCAGGTCCGCGATCAGCGCCGCCTGCTGCATGAGCTGCTGCTTTTGCTGGCTCATCATCGCCTGCGCCTGCGGAGGCAGCGGCGGACCGCCCTGCTGCGCCGCGATGTCCGCCGGCGTCAACCGCTTCGCGATCTCATCCCCGATCGGTCCCAGGTTCTTCAGCTTAACGACCAAGTCCGCGATCCGCGGGAAGACCATCTGGTTTTGCGCCAGCGAATCGGCGAACTCGGACGCCGCGTCTCTCTGGGACGACGAGCTCGGCCCCGTCGTAATCGACACGCCGTGCGTGCCCTCGCCGATGCGGTAGTGATACTGCTCGCCCGTCTCCGGATCCGTGAAGGCCTCGTTGACGCGGACCAGCTTGTGCTCGCCCGATCCGTTGCGCGTCCCCACCCACCGCGGCGTATCGTAGGTCCAGTCGATCTGGTCGTCCAGGATCCGCCCCATGTCTTCCAGGAAGCCGTCAAAGTTGTCGATGAAGTGGAACGACCCCTGTGAAGACTGGTCGTCCAGAGCCCGCACCGCAATCCCCGACTGCGCCGCCGTATCGTGTTTTCCCACCGACGTGTTATACATCCCCATCGATGATTGGATCGCCCGACGGTAGCTCTCCGCCGCGATCTGCACCGACTGCAGCGGCACGTCCCAGTGGTTCCACTGCGGCGGCGGGAGAATCTCTTCGCCCGTGGCTTCCGTCTTCGCCTTGAACTGGATAAACGGAATCGGCACGTGGCCGGCCGCTGCCACTTCGTCTTCGTGCCCTTCGAACTGCCCCTCGTAGCAGCTCCACAGCGCCTTGGGCATCATGCCCAAAAGTTCCATCCCCGTGGTCTGCGCATAGCAGTAAGCCTGGAATGGATCGCGCGCCAGGCGCACTTGTGATTCGATGATCAGCTTCGAGCCGGCGCCCTCGTCGACGTACTTCTCTTTGCCGTAGCAGGCCGCAACTGGAATGTATTGCCCGTCCTGCGGTTTCTCCTCCAGGATCTCCACGCCGTTGGTGATGTACTGCACCACCCGCCGGTGCCGGTCGGGTTTCTCCACCTGGTTCAGAATTTTGTGGGTGCCTTTGGGAACCGAAACGCCGTCGCCCAGGTCGCAGGCCTTCGCCAGCGTTACCGTCCCGTCGGCGATCTCGGCGTCCCCCAGCTCGTCTTCCCACACCGTCAAGCCGCCGACGATGTCCAGGCTGAGCAGCGTTCCGGACTCTTCTTCCACCCGCCAGGCCTCGGCCACCTGCACGAAGTTGTCCTTGATCCACAGCGGCAGCTCGGCGATCTGCTCACTCGAAAAGCTCGTGACCTCGGCCTTCGGGAACCGCTTCTTGAAGTCCGGGATCCGCATCGTGTCGACGATGAACAGCTTCTTGCGGTCCAGCCGGCCGCGCTGTTTCGCGTCGGGATCGTCCCACACCGAATTGGGATTGTTGATCGGCGAGATCACCAATTCCTGGTCGAAGCTGTCCGGCGCGACGTACCGCTTGCTCACCCGGGCGTAGCCGTAGGAACGCTGGAAGGCGTTCTCCGCCACCGTGGCATATACCGCCTGCGCCTTGCTGCCGTATTCGATCTGCCGGATGAGGTTCCCGCGGAACTCCGCCGTCTTGTCCGTCGCCCCCGCCCCGGTCGGGTCCACCTTCACCGATCGCTTATTCTGGCGAACGTCGTTGATCACCTGGTTGGTGTACTGGTTCAGCTCGTCGAAGACCACCATGGGCCGGTGATTGGCCTCGCGCAGCTTCTTCTCTTTCGGATCCCAGGGATTGCCCGACACGCATTGCATGTCGCGATCGCCCTCTTCGCGGATCTCCTTCCAGGCCTGGACGAAATAGTCGAAATCGTCGCGGATCTCCTTCAGCAGCGCTTCGTTCTTCCGTCCGATATTGCTCACGCCCCCACCATTCCGTCAGTTCCCTTAGAACGTGTCGGTGTCGAATTCCCACCACACTCACTGCGCCACCCGATACGCGACCTGCACCACCGGATTCGGATCGGCCGCCACATTCGCGCCCGTAAAGGTCAGAGCTGCCCCGCTCAACGTGTAGTCCGTCCCCTGCAGCATCAGCATCCCGTTGAAAAACACCATCACCCGCGGCGTCGGCGCCGGCGCCGGCACTCCCGACAAAGTGAAGGTCTGGCTCGCCGTCTGGAATACGTCCAGCCGCTCACCCCAGCCCGTGTATTGCACGATGGCGCCCGGCCCCTGCGCGCGGGCCAGCCAGGCCACCAGCACCAGCGCTGCCGCCACCGACAACACCGCGATCCGCGTCCGGCTCATTTGCGCACCGCCGGACATTTCGGACAGATCTGCTTTCCCGTTCTGTCCCACACCCACCCCAACTGTTTCGCTTGCCGCCGCGCCGCCGTCGCGTCTTCCGCCGGAATCAGCGCCCACCGCGTACACTTCACGCATGTCACTCGGAGCGTTCCCAGGTTTGCCGTGGCCGTGCCCATAGCTCAGCGAGACGCCCGTGTGGCCAATATGACCCAGGCCGCCTCGAGAGCGGCCAGCTTTTCCTCATCGTTCAGCTGCGCGATGCGGTGCTCCTGGTCCTCGAAGCCGCAATTATTCAGCGTGTCGGTCACGCTGTCGATCGCGGCTATGACCCGTTTTACGTTCATGGTTTTCTACTCCAGTGCGTTGCCGGGCGCCGCCGGAGGCGCCGCCGCGACCTTGATCCCCGCGTGCTTGGCGATGTGCGCCAACGCTGCCGCGCCGTCACCCGCTCCGAACGGGTACGTTTCATCGGGATGGTTCGCGCCCGGCCCCGGGTTGTACTCAAACTCATGAGTCACCACGTGGCCGCCGGCCGTCCCCTTCTCCACCTTCAAGTGCCGCAGGATTTTCGGCCCCATGCCTTTGGGCTTCGGATCCACCGGCCGCGCCTCGCGGAAGTTATAAGCGTTTGCCATGATTTTCCTTACCGGTATTCGTGATCGCCCTCGTCGTCGTGAAGAATCCGCTTCGCCTTTCGGTCGACCTTCTTCTTCTCCGCCGGCAGGCCGAACGTCGACGCCGCCAAATCCCTCCGCTTTCCCGCCGTCAGATCGTTCGCCGGCGGTTTAGCGGCCGCCTTCTTGGCTGCAGCCTGCGCGGCCTTCTTGCTCTCCCGCTGCAGCTGGCCGCCCTTGCGGAAGTCGAACATGAAACCTTCGCGATTCGTCGCCATCGTTTCCCTCTATGACCAGGCCGTCGCCGCCCACACCATCGCCGGTTTCTTCGGCGGATCTTTCTTCGGCGGCTTCATCCCCAGCGCCAGATACCGGAAGGCGTCCGCCGCGTGGCTCGACTCATCGTGCAGCGGTTCCCGCGTCGGAACTCCCAGCGTCTGAATCTCGCCATAGCGATACCGCCTGAGATACTGCAGCCCCTGCGCGCATTTCTCCGCATCGAACCAGCACAGCGGAAACACCGTCCGCGCCGCGTTGATTCCATCCGCAACCGACAGCTTCGGCACGATCGAGACCTTCCGGCCGGCCGCGCGCGCCAGCTCCTCGATCGACTTGCCCGTGCCCAGGCTCCCCGCCCGCGCATCGTGCGGCAGATAATCCGTGCCATAGACGTAGCCCTTGGCCTGCAGGTCCACCAGGTAGTCCGCGAACTTCCGATGGTCGCCATCCAAAAAGTCGATGATGCGGTACTCGAACGGAAAGGCCTGCGCAAACCAGATCGACACCTTGTCCGCCCACCCCAGATCCCAGAACGTGTGAACCGGCTTCGACGGATCGTACGGCACCCGGGTGATCCGGCCGCCCTTCTCCGCCGCCATCATCTCCGCCGCGTAGATCGCGCCCGCCAGCACGTTCCGCGTCGCCCCACCGTAAATGTGCTCGAAGGTCTCGGGGTCCGCCTCCTTCAACGCCTCGATCTTGCGCCGCGAGGTCCCTGACAACCACGCGTTGTCCAGGTAGCTGGTCCGCACCACCACAGCGCCAGGCGGAGGATGCACCACCCAGCGCTGGTACGTCTCGTCGGACGGTAGCTGCGGGTTAAAGCTGAACCAAATCTCGCTGCCCTCCTTGCGTACGGTCGGCAACACCACTTCCCACGAATTCCTGCTGACGTTGGCCGCTTCCTCGACCCACGCCCCATCGAGTTGCTCGAAGCTCTTAATCTGGTCGACGTTATGTGCTAGACCCGCGAAAACGAACTCGGAACTGCCCGGCTTATCGATCGGCCGGCCGTACATGCCGGTCGTATGCTCCACCGTCCCGACGATCCGCTGTTTCTCCACGCGGTAAAAGTCGTCCAGCCCCAGCGCCGCGATCTGGCTCTTCAACAGAAAGTGGACCGATTCCGAGATCGATTGCTGTGTCTCTCTCGCGCACAGCCACCGCAGCCGATGCTCCGCGCCCATGATCAGCAGCGCGCGCGCCATCGACCAGCTCTTGATGCCGTCGCGGCCGCCGTACAGCCCCTTGTAATCGTGCGGCTCGAATAGGAACTGGACCTTCCCGGGGAACTCGACCCTCACGCCTTCTCCGCCGGCGCCTCAGCTTTCGGCCCGCTCACAAATACCACCTCGAGCTTCGCCTGGATCGGTCCGCCCCCAGCTCCCGTCAATTCCGTGGATTGCTTGTACTTCTCGGGCTTCGCGCCGCGCAGCAGGAACTGCATCAGGCCGCCATCGAACCGCCGCACACGCCCGCATTCCGCGCCCTGGTAGAAGACCGGCTCCTCCCACCCAATCGACGCCCGCTCGATCGCCACGCTCTCCAGGTAGTCTGCCGCGATCACCTGGGCGCACTCGAACGCCGCTTTGTACTTCGGGTATTTCTCCAGCCACCGGTAATGCTGCCGCGAGCCCACCCCGGCCGCTCTGGCCGATTCCGTGATGTTGCACGTCTTCCGGTATGCCGCCAGAAAAGCCCGTGCCTTCGCTACCGTGCTAGGGAGTTCCATCCAAATTGGCCATCCGCAACGTGCAGATCTTGTCCGCCACGTACTCCTTACCCATCCACTCCTTCAGCTCCGAGATCTGCCGCGACAGGTCGGTGCGCATCTGCATGTTCACCGCGGTCCACACGAGGTTGATCAAAACTCCGATGGCGGTGGCAATGCCTGGAAGCCAGCTTGCGTTCATACTCCTTACTCGATCCCCATCAAATGATGAATTTTCGCCACATAGTGCAGTGTCTCGGCCGCAAACCGGCCCGTGACGCGCGCCAGCCAGGGAGCCACCTCGAACCAGGTCCTCGCGCCGCCGGCCAGCCGTTGCGCCTTTCGGATGTTCCCTTCGCCGGCGTTGTAGCTGGCCAGCATGAACATGCGCCGCTGGGCCGGATCCGGCACGTCCGCCCAGGACGCCCACAGCATGGCGTCGTAGTGGATGCCGCCCTGGATGTTCTGCTCGGCGTCGCGTGGATCCACCTTCAGGGCGCGCGCCGTCGCCGGCATGAGTTGCATCACCCCGATCGCGCCGCATGGCGACACCGCATCCGGACGCCGCCCGCTCTCCACCCACCCCTGCACCCAAAACCAGTGCCAATCTTCCCAGGGCGCGTAATACGCCGCCCACCGCTGGAAGTAGAGACTTAGCTTCGGCTGCGCGCTAAGCGAGGGCAGCAGCGATAGCCAACAGACCAAGCAAAAGAGCAATCGCGACCGCATTGGTTTTCAGCACCTCCACCGTCTCGAAGCCGGCCAGAATGTACCGGTCGGCGAGCTTATACGTCACTCCCAGCAGGCCGATGAACATCACCTTGCGAATGATAGCGGTCAGCACTTCGGGCGCGAACACCGCCAGAAAGGCAGCGCCCACCCCAATGGCGGCAACGGCCCTCGCCTTTCGATTCGCGCGGATTTCCGCGAGGCTGCTCCTGAAGCTCATGAAAAGTCCCCCTTAAAACACCAGCCGGATGAACCGGTCCGCCGGGCTCAGCTTTCTCGTCTTGGCGTCCGGAGGCGCCGCCAGGCGGTCCGCGACGACCCGCGCATCCGCCGCTATCCCCGCCGCGTCTCGCTGAATCGGCACCGACCCCTCGACTAACGCTCTGATCTCCGCGGCCGTCGCCAGCAAATCCGGCTCCGCGCGCTCCATGGCAACCGAAGCGTACCAGGCGAGCCGATTGACCGACCCCAGCACGTCCCGCGCGCTGCCCGTGAGCGTCCACAGCGACCAGCACCCAAAAGCCGCGACGGCGACGAGCGCCAGATCGCGGCAGGTCTGCGAGAACGGCTTCACGGTTTCGCCGCCGGCTTGACGGCCTGCGTGTAGTACCACTGCTGCACCCCGCCCCCGAACATCATCCGCGCGATCGCCGCGCTGAATGTGACTGCGGTCAAAGCCGGAAAGTTCACCGTAAACGACCCGCCGCTGTGCAGCGAGCCGACAGTTACACACGAGAAGCCGATGCCCGTGAGCAAGGCCGCGGAGAAGGACACGGCGCGGTTGATCGCCGCCGACTGGTTCGTAATCCACGGAAACCACCGCTTGCCCTTGAGCCATTCGATGAGATGCACGATCGCCACGCTGATGCCGACCTGCGTGACAACCGGGTCCATGTTGTTCATGCTCTTATGCCCCCACCGCACGAACGACCGTAGCCTGCGCCTTCACCGCGGGAATGATCGCCTTGATGTCGGCCACCAGGGCCGCATCCAGCGCTATGTTGAGACCGCCCGAGGCGGCAGCGGCCGCGGCGCCCTCGATTGCCGTAATGACGGCTCCGAGCACGGCATACGCCACGAGCTCGATGTTCACCGCGGCGGGATCCACCAGGCCGGTGATGGCCTCCACTTCGGACGCCGACGCGCCGATCTTGACAAGCACCGGAAGCACCTTGCTGGTGATCACTTTCGCGGCCTTGACGACGTCGTTCGCCGCGGCTGCCAGGGCCTGCTCTGCTGTGGTGATGAGGCTGCTCATACTGTTTTTCCGTTCTCCTTGGCTCACGCCCGCCAGCTAACGCGCGGCGGTCCCCACTTGCGAATTGCGGCCGCGAACGCCGGCCACGTGCTTTGCAACATGCCTTTCACGTCCGGACGCCGCTTGGCAACCCGCCGGAATCGAAAGGCCCACTCGCGGTCCGTCGCCAGGTCCCGCAGAAACGCGTCCAGTTCCGCCTCGCGGCGCTCGGCCCGCGACTTACGCTTAATCCGCGGCTGCCTTCTCTGCCACGCGCGAAACGACGCCAGCTTCTCGGAGTACGTTTTGCCCTGCAGATTCGCCACGGTCCGGTCCAGCGGAAGTAAGCCCGGGCCTGGCCGACCGGTTGGCCAGACCCGTGGGTTGGG